GTAATGGTACGATATCGGTATCATCAAATATACTTAATCTAGGAACAGCATCATTAGGTACTAATGGATATTCGAGATTACCAAATGGTTTGATATTTCAATGGGGAACATCCGCATCAATCGCACAGGACGGTTCAGCAACCGTTACCTTTCCTTTAGCGTTTACAACAGTTTATAATATAGTTATTACACCGATAGGTGCCATTAATACAACATCAGGTGGTTCTGACTCAGTTGATACCGTGACAACTTCAAACTTTGTAATAAGACACGGATCTGACAGTTCTAGAACATTTTATTGGATGGCTATCGGAGTATAACTAAATACAACAGTGGACATTGTCCATTAATAAGGAGAGTATTAAAATGGAAAATAATGTAAGATTTGAATTGAATCTAAATCAAGTAAACGTTGTTCTTGGAGCACTTGGTAAGCTACCACTAGAGCAATCTGTTGATACCTTTATGTCTATTAGACAACAGGTTGAGGCGCAAGTTCAGCCTCAGCAATCATTCTCTACTACAACCAGTCCAGAGTTCGAAGTAACCGAATAACAAATAAGGGTAATCCAATGTCTTTAAATAAACCGGCAAATAAAGAAGAACTTAAAGATTTCTGTCTAAGACAGTTGGGTTACCCTGTTATCCAGATTGATGAAATGTCGAAGAATGGTTAGTGAAGTAAGGAAAGATAACAAATGCCAATTAAACTAAATTCATCTGGCGGTGGTTCAGTAACACTTGACGTTCCTTCTACAGCATCAGCATTTACACTAACTGCTCCTGCCAGAACTGGTAATATTATCACCAATAACGACACCGGAACCATATCGTCAGGAATGATTGCTTCTGGTGCAGTAACTTCCTCAGCAATAGCATCTGGTGCAGTAACTTCCTCAGCAATAGCATCTGGTGCAGTAACAACATCTTTAATTGCCGCTGGTTCGGCAGGACAAGGTTTAGTAACTAATTCTGGGGGTTCTACTGCCTGGGTAAATGGTCCAAGAACGTTATTAGACACATTAACAGCTTCAGGATCAGCATCAATATCCACAACAAATTTGGCTGGTTACAGATATATAGAAATATTGTATAGTAACATTGTCCCTGTCACAATTAACACAATATTAGAATTAAGATGGTATAGTAGCAGCGCCTATCAAACAACAGGTTATCAAAATTATTTAGCTATCTTTAATACTGGTGGTTCTGCTGCTTATGCTCCAACAACATATGTAGATTTGAGTGGTGGTGGTAGAGTATCAAACGTAGCAGGTAATGGTCATCAAGGAAGAATATTATTGTTAAATGCCAATCAATCAACTGGATATAAACAGTATCTTGTTGATACTGCTGGTTGGGACGGAGCTGGTGTTTATACCAGATGTTTTGGAGGCGGAACTTTAAATGTTACAGCAGCTATTACAGGATTTCAAATGTTTATGTCTTCTGGTAACATTTCAACTGGAGTTGCACGAGTTTGGGGTTGGAACTAATGAAAAATTATATAGCAAGAAATGGCACAGATGCGGTCGTCCAAGAATGGGATGGCGATATTATAGGTCCAGAACATACACAACTATGGGCAGATTATCAAGCGTGGTTAGCAGAAGGAAATACACCAACTCCTCCTTCACCTGACTTGCTTCCTGTTCCTCAAATTATTAGTGATCGTCAGTTTTTTCAGCAAGCGGCTATTGACGGTATTATAACTCAACAAGAGGCACTTGATGCAGTAAAAACAGGAACAATTCCTGCTATGTTACAGAACATCGTAGATTCTATTTCTGATTCAATGGATAAGTTTAATGCTCAAATGTTGTTGTCAGGAGCAACTGTATTTGAAAGAAATCATCCTTTGGTTGCTACTATTGAAAATTCATTAAACTGGAATAGCGAGCAAGTTGATCAATTTTTTAGAAATGCTTCGAAGTTATAAGGAATAAACTATGTCTACTCTTAAAGCAATAAACTTAGTTCATCCATCTAGCGCCAATAACAATATAGTTTTGGCGGCGAATGGTAGTACCACAGTTGCTGGCTCTATAGCCGATAGTAAGGGTGACGTTAGAGACCTTCCATTAAATACCCAATCTTCACCTTATGCACTTGTTTCATCAGATGCAGGAAAAGTTGTTTCTACTACAGCAAACATATTTGTGGCCAGTTCTATATTCACACCAGGTCAGGCCGTATCTGTTTTTAACAGTTCTTCGACCACGATTAGTATTATTGCCAATACTAATGTTTTATTCCGACTAGCAGGACAAGCAAACAGTTCTAACAGGCTATTAGCACAAAATGGTGTAGCAACTATCATCTGCTTTGCAGCTAACAATTTCGTATTGTCAGGGGCAGGCTTATCATGACAATACTGCAGGTTTTAGCTGCGTCAGGTGGTAGATCATTTTCAGCTACTGGTGGAACTATAACAACCTCAGCTGGTTATACATATCACACTTTTACAGGCACCGATACATTTACGGTTGTCTATGGTACAACTACCGTAGAATATCTTATTGTTGCGGGTGGTGGAGGAAGTGGTGGCGGATCTGAACGAACAGGTGGTGCCGGTGGTGCAGGAGGTATGTTAACAGGATCAACAACTGTTAGCACAGGTTCTTATGCCATAAGCGTTGGAGGAGGTGGAGCGGCCAATTCTAATGGAACAGCTACTACAGCACTTAGTTTAACCGCTATAGCAGGTGGTCGAGGTGGTTTTTGGGGTGGCAGTGCCTCTGTTAGACCTGCCGAAGGTGGTTCAGGAGGCGGTGGATGGCATGGTTCAAATCAAACAGGAGCACCGGGAACTTCAGGTCAGGGTAATGCTGGTGGTACAGGTTATGATGGCGGCGCCACAGCTATATATGCGGCCGGTGGAGGTGGTGGTAAGGGTGCTGTGGGTAATAACGCATCATCAGTCACAACAAGTCGTGCTGGTGACGGCGGCGCCGGTGCAGAATGGCCTACAGGCAGCGGAACTTTTTATGCTGGAGGCGGTGGCGGCGGAGTGCAGAGATCGACAAGTTTTCCTAGTTATGTTGCAGGAAATGGCGGAATCGGAGGCGGCGGAAATGGTGGATATGGAACCGCTACCACTACTGTTTTGGCTCCCACAGCAGGACAAACTAATAAAGGTGGAGGTGGCGGAGGAGGTCACAATGCAGCGTATGGAGCTGGAGGACTTTCACAAACAGCAGCGGGTGGTTCAGGTGTAGTGATTATAAGGTATCTATCGTAATGGCACACTTTGCAGAACTAGATGAAAACAACATTGTTATTAAAGTTCTTGCCGTAAATAACGAAAAGATCATTGATGAAAACGGCAATGAAGTGGAACAAAAAGGTATAGACTTTTTAAAAGGTATGTTTGGTGAAGAAACCAAATGGATTCAAACAAGCTATAATGGTAACTTCAGAAATAAATATGCTGGTATTGGAGATTCGTATGATCAGGTGAACGATGTTTTTGTATCTGACTCAATTTAATATTATAAATATAACGAAGTTTTAAACGAATGGATATCAAAAGGTAACCTATTATGTCTTTAAATAAGCCTGCTAATAAAGAAGAACTTAAAGATTTCTGTCTAAGACAGTTGGGTTACCCTGTCATTCAAATCAATGTGGATAACGAACAGGTAAACGATGCTGTTGAACTTGCTTTTGAGTTTTGGAATGAGTTTCATTTCAACGGTACCGAACGAACATATGTCAAGCATCAGGTAACAAGCAACGATAAAGTAAATCGTTATATCACAGTTTCCGATTCGCTGATTGGTGCTACCAGAGTGTTCAAGGTGGGTCAAAACAAGATGGCCATGAACATGTTCGATCTTCGCTATCAGTTGCGTCTAAACGATCTATGGGATCTATCATCTACATCCTACGTTAACTATTCATTGACGATGCAGCATCTCCAGACGCTTGATCTAATCTTTACAGGCGAGACTCCAATTCGTTTCAATAGACTTACCGATAAACTCTATATTGATTGGGACTGGGATTCAGATATTGCCGAATCGGAGTGGATCGTGGTTGAAGGTTTTGTTATAACCGATCCATCAACATATACACAAGTTTGGAATGATCGTATGTTGAAGAAACTAACCACATCATACATCAAGCGCCAGTGGGGACAGAATATGTCCAAGTATGATAAGATGCAGCTACCAGGCGGAGTTACTATGCGTGGTGCTGATATCTATGCCGAAGCGATGACTGAAATAGCACAGATCGAAGAACAAATTCGCAATACATACGAAGCACCTCCAGGATTTCTCGTCGGATGATTCATAAGCATCATATAATACCAAGACACATGGGAGGCTAACATTCCTGTTTCCGGTTATTTCAATAACTTTTCTTCGCAAGATAGAATGAACAATGAGTATAGACTCATGGAGGATGTTATTGTCGAATCAATTCAAATCATGGGTCATAACATCTATTACATTCCAAGAGAGTCATTTGATTCTGGTGATATGATCTTTGGAGAATACAGTAAATCAAAGTTTGATAAAGCATATCTCATTGAGGCATATATCGGTAACATAAGTGGCTTCGAAGGTGATAACGACTTTTTCTCCAAGTTTGGTCTAGAGATTAGAGAAACATCCAATCTAATCATATCTCGCCGAGCATTCAAAAAGATTATGCCTACTACACTAAGAGAGCGTCCACAAGAGGGCGATTTGCTTTATATTCCTGTTCTCAAAAGTTTGATTGAAATCAAGTTCGTTGAGCAGGAACTTATGTTTCATTCACTAGGCAATAAACTTCCTTATGTGTATGAAATGCGTTGCGAGGCATTCCGTTACAGCCAAGAAGAAATCGATACTGGTATTGAGGACATTGATGGAGTGGCCGAAGAGGCTGCATACACAACTAAGATTCAACTTAATACAACTTCAATATCACCATCTTTCTTGAACTATCAGGATGGTGAGATAGTATATCAATCAACCGATGGAACCTGGGCGAACAACTACGCTTCGGCCACTGTTAAGGAATGGTATAAAGCAAACGGCGCTCTATTCATTTACAACATCGAAGGACAGTTTAGAGCAAATGCTAATGTGTATGGCAATACGACCAACACAATCTATCGCTCAACATCATATGATGATAGAACAGACTTTAATGTATATGACGATTACGACAATCAGGAACTAAAACTAGAGTCCGATGCCTTCCTTGATTTGTCAGAAACAAACCCATTTGGAACACCATAAATGTTAGATAATAGTCATTTTTATCACCAACTAACAAGAAAAGCGGTCGTTCTATTTGGTCGTTTGTTTGATGACATTACAATCATTCGTAAGAATACACAGACTGGAAAAGAAACAAGTCGTTTTCTAGTTCCTATCATCTATTCACCAAAAGAGAAGATGATCACCAGACTGTTTTCTGATCCTGATTTGATGAAAAGCGTTGGTATGATTTTGCCACGTATGTCGTTTGAGATTACAGGAATCTCTTATGATGCTACCAGAAAGCAAAACTCACTACTAAGAGCGGCGAAGTCTAATACATCCACACACGTTACTGCAAGTTATATGGGTGTGCCATATGATATCACATTTGCGCTAAACATATATGCTCGCAACATTGACGATGGTACACATATTGTAGAACAGATTTTACCATTCTTCAATCCAGACTTCACAGTTACAACCAATATGATTCCTGATCTAGGAGCATTGAAAGATATTCCTGTTATACTTAACGGCGTTTCAAATGATATCCAATATGAAGGAGATTTTGACTCGGTAAGATATGTTAACTGGACCCTTACATTCACAATGAAGATGCATTACTATGGTCCAATTTCATATCCAAAGATCATTCGCACAGTATATGCAAACATCTACAACGATCCTTCACTTCAATCTGGATATATTACTAGACTTAATGTTGTAAATGCCAACGGAATCTTCAAAGCAGAAGATTTTGTTTATACAGGCAATAGCTATAAGACAGCAAACGCATATGGTATTGTTGTAAATTATAATGCTAATACCGGCAAACTTATTCTAGGCGCTACACAGGGTCAGTTCAAGGTAAATAATACCATACATGCGGTATCAACTAATGGTGTGTGTCAGATTCAATCTTTTGAAGTTAATCCTTTATTGTTGGCAGAGATAAAGATAGAACCTGATCCTATAACAGCGGAACCTGGTGATGATTATGGGTATGATGTTACTATTACAGAATGGCCTGACACAGAAACATAAATAGATATAAACATTCCACAGAGTAGGTATAATGGCAGAGTTTTCTAAAGAAACAATCAATATTGGCACTGGTTCCAACTCAGGAACTGGTGACACCATGCGTGTATCATTCACCAAAACAAACAATAACTTTACAGAACTGTATAATCATACAGCAAATCTTAGTGCTAATGTTGAAACACTCCAAACAGATTTGGAACAGTATGCTGGCGATCTACTAATACTCGGTGGTGCGGCATTTGATCAGGCAAATCTTGCTTTCGACTCTTCCAATAATCTGATACTAGTAGCACAAACCGCTATTAGAACTGCCAATGATGCAGCTAATACAGCAAATGCTGCTGGTATTATTGCAAACTCTGCCTACAACTTTGCTAACGCCAGTTTCCTTAATAGTGCAAACGCTCACACAAAGGCCAATGGCGCATTTCTAGTAGCTAACGCTGCCTATACCAAAGCTAATACTATTGATTCAGTAGATGCAGATTTGCAGGCTGCTAAATCAAAATATGATAGAGCATATACTAAAGCAAACGACTCCTATGATTTGTCATCTTCCACATATGTTTTTGCTCAGGGCGTAGCAGTTAATGCCGAGGCAGCATTCACTAGAACAAACACAGTATATCAGTATTTAAACTCATCATTTAGTAAAATCAACTCGGCTTATACTGTTATTAATGCTGCCTACACTAGTGTTAATGCAGCATATCTGGTAGCTAATGCAGGATATACTACGGGTAATGGAGCTTTCAGAGTTGTCAATGCGGCTTTTGGTGTAGCAAACGCTGCCTTACCTAATGTTGACTCCGCAGTATTCAACGGTAGACTTTATACCGCAAATACTCTTTTTGGTGGCACACTACAACTATCAGCAAACGGTGTTTACGGAACATCTAATAACTGGTATGGTGTTTATGCCAGATCATCAAACAATCATTCTCTTAAAGCAGAAGCCACTGGCAATAATGATGCCATCTTCACGTTAGCACAAAGAGGTAACGGTGTATTCGGCACAGCAAATACTGGTAACGGTGTAGTAGGATTCTCGGAAGCTGGATACGGCGGTTACTTCTATTCTGCTAATGGTGTTCCACTCGGTTCTGGTTATCTTAAAACAGCGGACGATGGCACATTACAAATTGTTGATGCTGTCAAAGTAACATCAAACGGCATGTTACAGTTCGACTCAGGATTTGGTTATACCGCAAATGCTTATGGTGTTCGTGCATGGGTTAACTTTGACGGAACATCTTCTGTTTCATCTCTATCAGGACTTTCGTTTACTGCAAACGGCACAACTAAAGTTATTAGAGTGACAATTTCTGGTCAAGCAAATAATACACCACAGTATAATGATATTGTCGTGGATTCAACTGTCGTTCTATTAGGTACCGGTAATGGAACCAGAACAAAACATTCAGACGGATCAACATCAACATTTGCCGCATATCTAGCAATTGGTAATAGACAAAATACAGTTGGTCGTGCTTATAAAGTTACTGCTATCGGCAATGACTGGTTTGAAGCATACTATGATTCTCCAGGTTATGGTTATTGGTCATTATGGTTCTTTTGGTGGTGGTGGTGGTATTATATCTATGGCTGGTATGTACCAACCGGATATAGATTCCAAGGAACTTGTACCGTTGTAAGAAGCAAGATTAGAGGTTCTGGTGGTGTTTCATCTGTCAATGATCTAGGTAATGGTAAGTATCAGATTAACTTTGACTTTGAAATGCCAGATACAAACTATTGCGTAACAGGCACAGCATCATCAGGTGATTACTTTGACGACAACTGGAGAAGCAGTTCTTATCTAGGTGTAAGAACAATGCACACATCATTCGTTGAAGTTTCGTCCAATCATAGTTGGGGTGGTGGTGGATACTGGTGGTGGTTCTGGTGGATTCCAACATGGACTGGTCCAGGCACATATCCGTCAAAACAGATGCACGTTGCTATTATTAGATAAGGACTAGTTATGGAAGAAAAAGCAATTATATATCCGAGAGCAGATGGTGGAATCTGTATTCTTTGGCCAGCGCCACAATATCCTATCGATGAAATAGCGAAGAAGGATGTTCCTGTCGGATTACCATATAAGATAATCAACGCTTCTGATATTCCACAGGATCAGGCGTTTAGAGAAGCGTGGACAGGAGACTTTAGTTCTCCCGATGGGCATGGTCAAGGTTACTCAGAGTGGTTTATTGCAAACGCACCTCAACCACCAATTCCAGCAAATATACCAGATGAGGATAAGCCATGGCCAAAAGTGTAATTTCAGTTGACATGAACAAAGCAAAAGAAATGGTAAAAGATGGTCTAAGATCAGCTAGAGAACCATTGCTACAAGAGCTTGATGTTCAATTCATGAGAGCGGTAGAAGCAGGTAACACTAAACTGCAATCAATCATATCTACTAAGAAACAGATACTTAGAGATGTGACTGATCTACCTGCTATAAACGAGGCAAACACAACTACTGAATTGAGAAATGTCTGGCCAGATATACTAAAATCACAGGATTAATTATGAGCGTTGAAAAAAACTTATCGGATGTATTGGGTATACCTCACGAACCCGTTGTGGTAAAAAAGGAGGTTGTTGAGTATCTTCCTCCTGAGTCTGATATTCCTGATGAGGATGAAGATTATCGTTTAGTTAGACATACACTACGCAATCTAATAAACAAAGGTAATGACGCATTAGATGACATCGTCCACATCGCTAAACAAAACGAAAGTGCAAGAGGTTTTGAAGTTGTTTCTACTCTCATCAAAACTATTGGCGAAACATCGAAAGACCTATACACCTTACAAAAACAAAAGAAAGACCTGAAAGAACCTAATCCAGATTCTGATCCGAGAAAGAAAAATGCGGAATCTATTAATGTGGAGCAAGCGGTATTTGTAGGTTCAGCAGCCGAACTGTTGTCCGCTATAAAGAAACAGAGAGAAGATGGCCAGAACACCGTTCACGTATCAGAACAATCCTAATCTACCGAATGAACAGTATAGACATTCTTTCACACAGCATGAGCTGGATGAATATCTAAAATGTGCTGACGATCCTGTTTATTTCTCTAAGAAGTATATTAAGATCATTAACGTTGATCGTGGTTTGATTCCATTTGAAATGTGGGACTTTCAGGAGCGTATGCTACAGACGTTCCACGATAATCGTTTCTCCATCTGTAAGCTACCACGTCAGGTTGGTAAGTCCACAACCAGTGTGGCATACATTCTTCATCAAATATTGTTTAATGAGAACTTTGTGGTTGCCATTCTTGCTAACCGTGCACCTACCGCTAGAGAACTTCTCCAGAAATTAAAACTAGCATTTGAGTATCTGCCTATGTTCCTCAAGCAAGGCATCAAGGAATGGAACAAAGGGTCAATCTATCTTGCTAATGGTTCGAGAGTTCTAGCAGACTCCACTTCAGGTAGTTCTGTCCGTGGTTTCTCGTTTAACTTAATCTTTTTGGACGAGTTTGCATTCGTACCCAATAACATCGCCGAAGAGTTTTTCAACTCAACATATCCTACTATTTCTTCTGGTAAAACATCTAAGGTTGTTATTGTTTCTACACCAAATGGCATGAACCTATTCTACAAGATGTGGACAAAAGCTGTTGATAAAACTAGCACCTATGTGCCTATTGAGATCCATTGGTCCATGGTACCTGGTAGAGATGATGAATGGGCAGCAGAAACTATTAGAAACACCAGTCAAAGACAGTTCGATCAAGAGTTTGGATGCGAGTTCTTAGGTTCATCTAATACACTCATTAGTGGTGCTAAGTTAGCAGCATTACATTGGAAAGAGCCGATCTACAGAAACGAATGTATGGACGTATTTGAAGATCCTATTCCAAAACATACTTACGTTTTATGTGCCGATGTTGCTGAGGGTCAAGGACTAGACTACTCTACGTTTTCTATATTCGATGTAACGGAAATACCTTATAGACAAGTCGCTAAATATAGAAACAATGAAATCAGTCCTATGCTGTTACCGGCAGTTATATATTCGGCTGCTACGAGATATAACGAAGCCTTTGTTCTTATCGAAATCAATTCGATCGGTCTACAGGTTGCAGACATTTTACATTTCGAACTAAACTATGAAAATCTGCTAAAGTTTCAGATTAAGGGTAAACAAGGTATGCAGGCGTCTGGTGGCTTCGCTGCTGGTAAAAACAAGCTGGCATTCGGTTTGAGAATAACACCACAATCTAAGATGATTGGTTGTGCTAATCTTAAAACTTTGGTAGAGAGTGATAAACTTATACTAAACGACGAAGATACTATTACAGAACTATTTTCGTTTTCTGCCAATAAGAAATCATTTATGGCAGAAGAAGGAAGCAATGACGACCTGGCAATGACATTGGTTCATTTCGGTTGGCTAACAGCACAAAAGTTATTTAAAGAAACTGTATCAAATGATATTAGATATGTTCTCCAGAAAGAGCAAGCGTATCTAGATGATGTTACCAACGTTCCTTTTGGTTTCATCGATAACGGTTTAGATGATTATGCGGAGAAAGATGATAATGGTGATGTATGGTTGCGTGAAAGAGAAAGTTTGTATCCTTTTGATAGTATGAACTATGACTGGAATAGCAAACTATAATCTGAAAACACTTAAAACAATAAATAGGTTGAGATGGAATAAAAACCATTCTAACCTATAAAAGGAGTAAAAGATGGCATATTCACTTTCCCCAGGCGTGACTTGGTCTGAAATTGATCTTACGACCATTGTTCCTGCCGCATCTACTACAGAAGGGGCGTTTGCTGGAAACTTTGATTGGGGTCCTGTCAATCAGATAATGACCATTAGTAATGAAATTGAGCTAGTTCGTTGGTTCGGTAAGCCAAGTCAGAATAACTTTACATCATTCTTCACTGCCGCAAACTTCCTAGCATATGGCAACAATCTTAGACTTGTTCGTTCTGCTAATACTACTGTAGCTAAGAACGCTACAACTGGTCCAACAGTATTAACAATTAAGAATGAAGATGATTACGATAACAACTATTTCCTAAATGGATCAGCAAATACTGTAGCAAATACCATGGGTATGTTTGCTGCTAAGTATCCAGGAGAACTAGGTAATTCACTTAGAGTTTCTGTTTGGGCAGATCAGGATTCAGTTGCTTACGATTCTTGGCAATATAAGGGTAACTTCGAAGGCGTAACAGACACATCTGCATTCGTTGGTTCACAAGGTGGTGCCAATGACGAAATGCACATTATCGTTGTTGATCGTCTAGGCAAGTTCTCCGATGGTGTTGCTAACACAGTTCTAGAGAGATTTCCATTCGTTTCTAAGGCATCTGATGCAGTTAACGACGATGGTTCTTCAAACTTCTATGTGGACGTTATCAATCAGAGATCAAACTATCTATGGGCGCTAAATCACGCACAAGATGAAGTAACACAAGCAAGAGAGACATTCTCTTGGGGTCTTCCATCTGTAACACAGAATAACACAGGTCATTTTGTTGCTACAGCATATGGTCAGTCCAATTCTTCATATACTATGGATCTATTTGGCGGAGCAGTCGGTGCACCTACAACAGCACAGCTAAATCAGTCATTTGATCTATTCACTGATCCAGAGTTAGTTGATATTTCACTAGTTATGACAGGCGCACATCCACAAGTTGTTTCAGAACACGTTCTAGAAAACGTTGTTGGTGTTAGAAAAGACTGCGTTGCATTCATTTCACCTGATATTACTAACGTTGTCGATAATGCTGGTTCCGAAGTTTCTGACATTACACAAAAGATTGATCTTTATAACTCATCTTCTTATGGTGTATTTGACGGTAACTGGAAGAAGCAGTTCGATAAGTATAACAATACTTATCGTTGGGTACCACTAAATGCTGACATCGCCGGTCTATGTGCCCGCACAGACTTTGATCGTGATCCATGGTTCTCACCAGCAGGATTCAATCGTGGTCAGATTAAGAATGTTGTTAAACTTGCTTGGAGTCCAACCAAGGCACAGAGAGATGATCTTTATAAGGCTAACATCAATCCTGTTGTAACATTCAAGGGTGAAGGAACTGTTCTATATGGCGATAAGACCATGCAGCGCAAGCCTTCAGCATTTGATCGCATCAACGTTCGTCGTCTATTCATCGTGCTTGAAAAGACAATTACTAAGGCAGCCAAGTATTCTCTATTCGAATTTAACGACGAGTTCACTCGTTCTCAGTTCGTTGCTCTAGTAGAGCCATTCCTTAGAGACGTTAAGGGCCGCCGTGGTATCTATGACTTTAAGGTAGTTTGTGACACAACAAACAATACACCAGAAGTTATTGATCGTAACGAGTTTAGAGGAGATATTTACATCAAGCCTGCTCGCAGCATTAACTTTATTCACCTTAATTTCGTGGCTGTTCGCACCGGTGTTGCCTTCTCCGAAATTGTTGGCAAGTTCTAATAAATAAAGGAAAAGGAGTTTAACAAATGCCATTTGACGTAGACGTATTCAGAGCAAGTCTTGTTGATGATGGTGCAAGAGCCAGTCTCTTTGAAGTAATGATGACGCTGCCCCCAATTCTGGGGTCAGCACCTCTAAGTCCAGATATTATCTTCAAGGCTAGAGCAACATCGCTACCAGGAGATTCAATTTCTTCTATCAGTGTTCCTTACTTCGGTCGTGAAGTTAAGGTTGCTGGTACTAGAACATTTCCAGATTGGTCATTCACTGTTATCAATGATGAAAACTTTACCATTCGTAACAATCTAGAAATCTGGCTAAGTCAGATTAACTCACACGTTGGTAACCTTCGTAATCCTGCTGCTAGAGGCGGTGTCGCATATCAGTCACAGGCTATGGTAACACAGTATGCCAAGACTGGTGAAATCATCAAGCAGTATAAGATTTATGGAGCATTCCCTGTTGACGTTGCCGCAATCGACCTTGATTGGGCATCTGGTGATCAGATTGAAGAATATGGTGTTACATTCGCTTATCAGTGGTGGGAATCCCTATTCCCAGTTCCAACTACTGATGGTGTCTAATACTATATAATTTATAGCCTACGGGGACCGAATCCCCGTAGGTCTTCAAATAAAGGATATCCTAGTGAAATTATTTGGCTTTCAGATCGGCGCTGATAAGATCGATCCTCGTTTAGATGATCAACAAAGACAGAAAACGTTTACCCTGCCCGAAAACAATGATGGTGCGGTAACGGTTGCTGGCGCTGGTTATTATGGCACATATGTCGATCTTGATGGTACATTTCGTAATGAAACACAGCTTATCACAAAGTATAGAGAATTATCCATTCAGCCTGAAATGGAATCTGCTATTGATGAAATCGTAAATGAAGCCATCGTAGTGGAAGATTCAGGTACCTCTGTTGAAATTAACCTAGATGATGTAAAACTTACCCCACAACTAAAGAAGCGTATTGAGGATGAGTTCAATTACATCCTTAAGTTGATGAACTTTGGTAATATGGGACATGATGTGTTTCGCCGTTGGTATATTGATGGAAGACTTTTCTATCATGTAGTTATTGACGAAGCATTACCTGCTGCAGGTATTCAGGAAGTTAGATATATCGATCCACGCCGTATTCGTAAGATCCGTGAAATCCAAAAGATGCGTGATCCGAATACCGGTGTTGAACTAATCAAAAGACAAATCGAATATTATCTTTACAATGAAAGAGGAATGATTGGCTCAGGTACAAATCTAGGTGCTAAGATTGCCGCTGATTCTGTCGTAAATGTCAATTCAGGTATCATGGATCCAAAGCAGACCATGGTACTTTCTTATCTACATAAAGCAATCAAACCATTCAACAATCTAAGAATGGTTGAAGATGCTACCGTTAT